ATGGCTACATTGAAACTTAGAATCGTACCAGCAAAGAAGCTGATTGACGGAAGGCACAAGATTAGAATATCTCTGGCCCATAATTCCGAGACACGATATATTCCGACAGATTGCATCATAAATGATGAATCTGAATTTAAGGATGGCATGGTCATCGGAAGATCTGACGCTTCTACTATGAACGTAAAGCTGAGAAACCTATTGAACTATTATCAAGACATCATCGACCACACTTCTTTCATATCTGGGTACAGTTGTTCAGAGCTCAGGGAGCTTCTGGTCCGAAAAAGAGATTACAACAACGCGAAATTTTCGGATGCAATGACCGAATATCTAGAGGAATTAAAGGAAGACGAACGCAACAAATCAGAAAAACTGTATAGACTAGCCTGTAACTCCTTCATCCGAGAATGCGGTGATCTGTTCCTTACGATGATTACTCCACGTGACATAAAGAAGTTTCGTAAGAACCTCGAGAAACGAAGGCTGTCCCCCACGACCGTACGTATCTACATGACATTAGTCAAAGTAGTCGTACATTTTGCAGAGAAAAGGAAAATGTGCAAGTATGAAGATGATCCATTCGAGGATGTACAGGCACCAGCAGCCAATGTCCGTGAATTGGACCTGACAGTCGATGAATTGAAAGCCATTCGTGATATCAATCCCACCAAATATAATATAGGTGTAGCTAGAGACATCTTCATGTTATCGTACTATCTTGGTGGAATGAACCTGGTAGATATGCTGGAGGTGGATTTTCGGAAAAGCTATATAGAATATTATAGGCAGAAGACCAAGAACAAAAAGCAAGGCGAAAGTAAGACCGCGTTTTCCATCCAACCGGAAGCTCGGGAAATAATCAAGAAATACATGAGACCAAACGGGAAACTCATTTTTGGCAAATTTGATACATTCGGGAAGGCATACTCTGTTATATCCCGAAAAATGGAAGCGGTTGCTGATCAGGCTGGGATAAGAAAAAGGGTTGTGTTCTATTCTGCCCGTAAATCATTCGTCCAACATGGATTTGATCTGGGCATTGCACTGGAAACACTGGAATACTGCATCGGCCAAAGCATGAAGACCAATAGACCGATCTTCAATTATGTCCGTGTGATGAGAAACCATGCAGACAATGCAATGAGGAAGATATTCGACAACCTACTTTAAAGTGAGAGTTAAGGCTATCGCTTCATTGGTAGCTTCTTCCCTCTCTTTCTCATCTTCAGAGGAAAGCCTATATATAAGGTCTGTATCTCCAGTAATAACAGACTTTACATTTCCTGATGGATCTGTTATAGTAAGTTCATAATGACCATAACCGATGAATTTCTTCGATAAAATGTAACGCATAGAAAAGATTTTACGGCAGGAAAAGAAAAACGGTCCCGCTACCCGTTGCGTTACATATCCTTAGGGAAGGGTACAGTGTAGCCATTAAGCATACAACACGGGACGGAACCGTATATGAAGAAGCATCGGGCCACATTAAGTTGTCCGATGCCTAACGGTCAGGTCTTCCCTTCCCTATTAAGAATATGTAACGCACCACAAAGATGGGGAATTTATCTGAAAAAACAAAGCCCCAACCGGATTATTCCGGAAGGGGCTTATATTTTATATTATACATAACAGAATAATAATGAGAAGTAACACAGCACATAAAAATATTGCTATCTGAAGTTTCTCTTTGTAGGGATTATTTGTTATTTGTTGACGAAGTTGATTCAATTCGTTTTCTATTTGCTTTAATTGTACTATTCTTTGATTCAGAGTTTTATCTTTTTCTAAGAGAACTTTATCTTTTTCTTTAATGACATTATCCTTGTTCAGAATACTTTTGCGCAACTCATCTCTTTCTTTTACCAATAACAACTTATCTACTCTATCCTTTGCTAGATCTCTTAAAAGAATACCTGTTTCCGTTGGATTAGCTTTCCATTCAGGAACGAAATTTCTGAGAATTATGTTAGAACTTAAATGACCAACTCCGAGCAGCAAAGGAGTTTTCATTTCAAGGAGGGTTTTGGCTATATCTAGGTTGTTAAACATATCTTGATTTTCCACTCCTCCACGAAGCAATATTATGATTTCATACCCCATTTGATCAAATTCCTTTATCTGAGATTGGAAAGCATCGGCTACCGCGAAATTAGCATGCTTTTCAGTTATGATATAAGCTCCAGCATAAGAGGAAAATTGTTTCATAAACTCATCTCTGGTCTTAGTCTCGTTTGGGAATACACATAATATTTTTGTCCTTTTTTCCTCCATTAGATTTTTTCGAATTATATCCGAAGGAACTAGAACAGAAGATTTGCTTTCCTTGATACGAAGTAATTCATTAATTTCTTCCAGCCTAGAATCAACTACTGGAGCATGTTCCGGCATTTCTGTTACATAGAAAGAAAATATCATGTTCCCTTTAAACATTCTGGATGATAATACACCAGTAAAAGAATATACAATATTGTCATGTAAATAAGTTTTTATATTTTGGGGAACTACAAGACGTAAATAAGAATCGTTTACAATATCTTTCAATGTATCATAACCATTATTCCCCCTTAGAAATATACCTTTTAAAATAATAGGCTTCTTTAATTCATCTGGGAGCGTATAAAAGTTCGCTATTGTGCAAAATATCGAAGATGGGGTATATATCTCATTCATAATTGTTTTTCTACAAAGATGTAGCTTTTATAGCATAAATCAAAGCGAAATTTAGCTTTTTATTAAACATGTCAATTTAACATAACTATACACCATTTGCTTAGATATAATATAATCATACTGTGAGATAAATGGTCTGATTGCTCGTGATATCATTTCAGATATTATTATCGGAGACAATTTATCATCATCAATTAAATCAATGAGAGCATGTAATTTATGAAGAAAATCATCGTTAGCATTGATGGCCAAGTCTATTGTATACCCCCGATTAATATCCGATAATAAAACAGTAGCACATTCTGCAGCCGGACGAATACATGTCTGAATCAGTTTATCAATATCTTTCATAAGCGTTTATTTTTACTGTATAAACGCATAACTCTAAATTTGTGTACCTCTTTTATAATAAAAAAATCCCCGACACGCTTGCCGGGGACGCTGCTTTTCGTTTCAAAAGGGAGATAAATCTTACTTCATAGCACACCTCCTTCCTATTTTTTGAGTTTATAAACCAATTTCCCTACAACAATAAGAACCGTGATAATCACTATCCCTATGGCCCAGCCACCAACATTCAGCCTGATCTTTTGCCAGCGTGTAAGTTCTTTTTCTACTGGATATGGTTCTTTCACTTTCTTTGTAACCGTCACTTCTTTAGATGGCAGGTAGACCGTGTCCGGCTGTGTATTCATCTTTGCCAGAAGGTTTCCCAGACTGTCAATAGTCAGCTGTGCCTGGGCGTTCTTGCTATTAGCGATATCCAGCCAGTTCAGTACGACTTTCCCGTTCTCGTCACATTCCAGCAATGCACGGATAGTGGCGCTGTCTGGCGGTAACTGAACTTCCACCAGCTTCTCCACTACGACACTATCAGCCTTGCTTTCTACCGGCACGTACTTTACCGTCCGGCAGGAACACACAAGAATCATGCACATGAAGGGAGCCAGCGTAATACACCAGCTCACCTTCTTAATTATGTAGTCGTACAGGCTCATGGAAGCAAATCTTTGTATTCTGCAGCAGCATCAAAACACGGACACATTTTGATCCACTCGTTAGGCTCCACAATGCCGTCACCATCGAGATCAGGACTGGTATCACGGTGGCCGAGCACTTCTTTAATATCTGGGTACTGCTTGATCAACTTGGCGATCAGTTCGCGCAGTGCCTTCTTTTGTGCCGGTGTACGGGTATCGGTTGCCTTACCGTGTGCATCCAGTCCACCCACATAGCAGATACCGATGGAATGTTTGTTGTAACTTAGCCCGCTGAACCCTTTACTATTGCAGTGCGCCCCGGCGATGGTGAGCGAGCGGCCAACTTCTACCGTCCCGTCCAGCCTTACCACATAATTGTACCCGATCGTGCTGAACCCACGCTGCAGGTGCATCTGGGTGATTTCCTTCTTTCCTATATCCTGCCCAGCACGTGTGGCCGAGCAGTGAACTACGATTGCGTCTATCTTATTCATATCTTCTCCTCCTTAATTAATAATCACTTGGCGGCTCCCTGTCTGGACACCCCCTTTTCTTACATTTCGTAATTTCAAGCGACTGGTTCTTTAATTCCAGTTCCTGATTTTTCTCCATCAATTCACGGATCCGTTGCCTGTCCTCGTTTTTCTCAGCATAAAGCTGGTCTATCTTTGCATCAAGTTCGTGAACTTTATTTTCCTTCTTCTCGTATAGCTCCTTCCATTCAGCCGCATAACTGGTGATATTGTCAGCTTCAGCCTTGCGTGCGGCTGCTTCTTCCTTGCGCTTTTTCTGGTCATAGAACATGAATACGCCCAGCAAAGGCAGCAGGATAGTAGTTACTATCCCGCCAATAATATTGGATATTTCACTCAGCTGTTCCATACTTACTCCAGCATGATGTCCAATGTATCCAATTTGTTCATCGGCCATTCATTCTCCTTAGCCAGCTTCAAAGCACCGTCTTCAGAAAGCTTGTCCAAAGTGATATCTACTTCTTTGTCCAGTTCTGGATTACAGACAGCATCTACCTTTTCTTGATATGCTTTGAAGCTTTCATTAACGATCTTTCGTTCTTCAGCGGAGAGCTCCTTCCATTTGCTTGCTTTTTCCTGCATAACCTCGATATTGTCCGGTTTGAACTTCTCCTGCGCATCCTTCAATAAAGCGTCGTACGATTCAACATGGGGACGCATAGCCTTCCGGTTTTTGATAATTTTGATTGCGTCCTTGTCATCCATTGTTTTGATCTTGGCATCATCCAGCATTTTGTATGCTATAACTAATTTCTCCAGTTTCATAATTCCTGTTTTTTAGGTTAGATAATTGAATTAGATGTAATTGTATCATTGAAGGTCTTGAACGCTTCAGCGATCTTCTGGTTAAGGGAAGCCATCGCTTCGGAATATTCCTCGGAAGTGACATTCCCGTACACGTTAAATGAATTGGAAACATTGACTGATCCTATCTGTTCACCGGTCTCAGAAACTACATTATAGCTTGCTGATGTGTTGCTGCCGGATTCCTTTCCGTTTGAATCGTAATTCACCTGCTCATTGCGGTTGTTGATCACTAATTTTACTTGTTTTGCCATAACTATAATTTTTAAAGGTTATCCTATTTTTAATTTATCATTATTCTAATTGAACTAATAGTATTTTCTGACTTAGTGTTTTTATTTACAACTACGGCATTGATATATATCAAATTATTTTTCCCAGCCTCTCTAAATTTATCGAAAAGCCCTTCTGACGTGCCGAAGATAACTTCTTTCGTTTGAGATGGAGATATGACCAAACTCGAAGTGCTTGCTCCGTCAAACCCATTCCATATAGAACAATCAATATTATACTCTTTATATTCTCCGTTTACTTCTCCTGTAGCTTTTATCTTAATTGTATGAGATCTTACGGCAGAATCCGTATTATTAAATGTAATAGCTGCCGTACTTAGGTTTTTGATTGATGATTTAAACAATACAGGACTAGATGAACCTCCGTTTGAATCATAAGGAGTTTCCAAATAATCACTTACATTTGACCAAACCTTTTTTGTAGACAATGCAAATTGTGATATACTACCTGTAATTACAGCTTTTGCGATATTCTTAATTTTGATAAGATACGCGTTTTTTTCATCGTATGGCATTGGTACTTCATATCCATTAATACTTTTGTCTGTTAATGAAAGCAAGAAATATTGAACATTATAATCAGACTTGAGACCTCTAAACTCTACATAAGGGAAGGTTCCTGTAATAGAAAAATATTGTGAATCTTTAGCTAAAGCATCATCTTCTTCTATTGGGTTCTTATTATATCTTTCAACTAATATATGCAAGTTACCCATGTCTAATGGAAGTTTTACATCATTAATTGTAAGACTTGTATCGGACTGCCTTACTACCTGTATAGGCAACATCATATCCCCGTCATTATTGAAATCCCATTCAAACACTTTATCTTGAGGAACATTAGTCCTTATATAAGGCTCTGCCTTTGGATAATACCCCCTAAAATCTCCCAATCTGTAAGGGCCTTTAGTAAGGTAATTATAAGTATATGCGTCACCTCTTTTGTAAATATCTATAATATCACCGTCAGTAGGAGAATATCGAACGGTAAGTCCGCATTTTAGATCGTCACCTCTCCACCATTCTTCTTCCATTGATGTAAAATCCTTATAATATACAACAGGCTTATATTTAGCCCATCTTTGGATATTCGCCCCACTCTGAAATGCTGTTATAGCCATATTATTGACATTACCTCCATTTGCGTTTAACGTATCACGGATATCATCATAAGTTACGTTCTCGGTTGGAATTACATCTCTTACCATAATTATTCCTCCTTACTATTTAATTTGCATGCAGTGTCTTTATACAATACAAGATTCCCTTCTACGTCCAAAGATCCCTTTACAGTAACATGACCTTTGACAAGTAAATCTCCTTCAATAACCCCATTATCCGGGATCAATACTTGTTTCTCCACTACTTTTGTTACAATCTTCTCGGTCGGAATGTCTAACTTAAACACTCTGATCATCCAAAGTACGAACTTCTTCATAGCCTAGCTTTTTAAGTTGTTTTTTTAATATGACTATTTCTCTTTCAAGTTTCTTGATTTTCTTATCGGTTCTTGTTTCATAGTTCATCAAATGTCTAGCCGTGTGTACAGCGAATGTATATGCTACTGTTGCGTAGTCCATGCTGAGCGATTTATCTGAATTGATAATAGCTTCCGGCAAAATTCCCTGAATATATTGCGCTATTCCTCCGACATGGTTCCGGCCATCATCCTTAGTATGCCATCCGTTCCACCTAAACCGTATCGTAGGTGCTTTTGATATTTGCATTAATGACAAATAAACTAAGCCTATTATATTTTTAGCTCTCTGATCAGATTCGTAGAATGTTGTTCCACCCGTAACAAGAAGATTTCCTATTAGCTCTGCTTGTCCATATCCTCTCAAATATAATTTACACCCTGCGCTCGTTCCTGCGTCATTGTTACCTACTGCAAAATACAAAGAACCCCAGTTAGAATTTTCACGTACACTTCCAATAGCATAATAAGTTGAATATCCCACACCACTTATTACATCTTTCCATCCGATATGGCAATGTGCTGAAGATTTAGCTACAGCTCCATAAGCTACTGATTTTATCGTTGCATTAGAAAGCATATTTGTATCTGTCCATTTTCCAGTACCATAAGTGTTAGTTTCAATCGCACCAAGATGCGCCAAATCTGCTCTAATATATCCGGAAACGTCCAAAGTAAAAGATGGATCATTTTTATTAATTCCGACATATCCGTTAGACGTAATATAAATTCTATTAGTTGCACTAGTTCTTAATACAAGCCCTGCGCTAGCATCTTGCGTGATAACCATATCCCTAGCCTTAGTATTTCTCACTACTCTAGCATAGATATTGTTAAAATTACAGGCATCAGTTCCAACGTCAAAGGTGTTATCCGAATAAATAGTTAGCGTACCTTCTATATTTTTTGTCCCATCAAAGGCTACTCCCCATAGATATCTTGTATTTTGCAATTTTGTCGCTGAAGCAACATTGCTGTTTATTGTAGCAGCAAGAGTAGTTCCTATGTAAACATCCCCTCCAAGTCTGTTTAAATATAAAACTCCTACATTAGCAGCATAGTTAGTGTTTTCGTGACCTACTTGTATATTTGCCATTCGGCCATTCTCATTTCCATCTATAATAATAGCAAGGGCATTATTATTATTTTGTAGCTGCAAAGCCGCGTTTGCTGGGTTATTCCAGCAGTTTGCACCTCCATTAGTTTTGTCAATATCCCATAAGCCTTTATTTGTTGTATTTATATTCCTTTCTTTCAATAATACGAACGTATTTCCTTTAGTCAAAGTCAAGCTATGGCCACTTATAGATGCTGATGTAATTGCATTACCAGTACCAGTTACACTTACAGAATTTACACCGTCCGTTATTCCATACCCGGCCAAAGTAGTCGGTTTGCCGGAAGTAATATTGCTCCATGAATGGTTATGACTGCTTGCGGCCGCACCGATCCCGGCCGGAGTTATATTGATAGTCTTAGCTCCCGTCGCGTTGTAAGTAAATTGGTTCGTTCCCTCTGTTGTTCCTCCGTTAAGTTTTACAATTAAATTCTGCTTACCAGTAACTTCTGAGATAGTCGGCCAGCGAGTCACGTATGCAGACGGAGCAGCCTTTAATAATGCATCCCAATTAGCGTGCAGATCCGAAATAGTTGCTATACTTACAGCCGTTAGCCATGCAGGTTTTTTAGCTGCTAGTACAGAATCCCAGCTTGAATGTAGGTCAGTAATATTTGCAATATTTGTAGCAAATACAGAAGGTTTTCCGGAAATATTGCCCCATGCAACACTACCAGCTTCGCCACCTCCTACCGCGACAAGTTTGCCGTTTTCCTTCTTGATAGTCGTTCCATCCACTACTACCCCATCCATGACTGTAGACACGGAAACCGGATCTATTGCATACATAGTAACACCCCCTGTTACGGCTAGATTGCCCTCCAGGGTAATTACTCCGTCTGCGGTTTTATGCAGGCGGATTCCATTAACATATACACTGTCCGTTGCTTTTAAATTGGCACCTGTAAATGTGCCGGTACCCGTAATATCTGTTACGCTGGTCAATGCGCCAGTTACAGGATTTGTTCCGTCAAAGGATTGTCCCCAAATAGTCCGGGCCGTTTCAAGTTTAGCTGCCGAGTTCGCGAATAAGTCAGCAATACTTTTCGTTGTTCCTCCTACCGTGATAGAAATGTTAGTCGCTGAGGATGAAGTCAAAGCTGTAAATAAAGCAGTCTTATGTGTACCGTCCAACAAATCGGCATCCAGTCCGCTATTAGAGCCATCTACGGTTTTCAATTTGGCCAAGACATCAGCTGCTGTATATGCGGAAGATTCTAACTTTGCATCCAGTGAATCCTGTAAACCCGATATTTTTGATATTTCTAAGGTTGGTATGTCTGCTGCCGCTAGTGTTTTACCGCTGACAGATGTTACATGTCCTTGATTATTAACTGTGATAGCGGACAAGACTTTTCCATTAGCGGCTGTGATGGTAGTAGCTGTAGCCGTAGGATGCGTGTAATTGTTAAATGTAGCTCCTTTGGTCAGAGTAAGAGTGTGACCGCTAATAGATGCAGCAGTTACGGCATTACCTGTTCCGGTAACACTGACAGCATTAATTCCATCTGTTATACCATAACCAGCTAATGTTGTAGCTTTAACAGCATAGTTTTTTCCTGACACCCAACTTTCGGTTGCGTAACCTGTCAAAGCAGTAGTAAGGTGCGACTTATTGATCTGTTCCGTGGTAGATCCGGCTAAAGCTGTCCACATAGCAGACTTATCGAAGGATGATCCGCTACCCTCTCTTGCTTTCAAAACTCTTGATCCGTCAACTTCTTGCCAGTATATAGTATCATTGTCGATCGGGAGGCCATCATAAATTGTATCAAAGCTTTGCCCATTGCTAGCGTACATAGTCAAAGCCCCAGTTAATGCCAGATTTCCTTCCAGCATTAGCGCACCATCCTCCAACTTCCTCAGCTTAATTCCAGCAATAGTAACCCAGTCCGATACTGCCAGCGAAGGTGCTGTAATAGCTCCGGATGCCTTGATAGCAGCTGTATTCATCACAGAGGAAAATGTCTTTTCCCCTGTGATCGTTTGCTTGGTTGCCAACGTAACAAAGGTGCTATCTACATATTTTTTGTCGGCCTTTGTTTCAAGTATTTCCGCGAGATTATCCGTTTCTGCCATTCCGGACAAAAACGCTTCCAGTTCCTTCCATTTGTTTATGATTGTATCAGCATCAGAACCTTCCAAGAAGTCATTCAGCTTATTAGACACAGCTGACAACTCTGATTTGGTGGCATAGTTTTCTATAACCCAATTCTGGGTTGCATATCCATCCAAAGCCGTAGTTAGATGCGACTTGTTGATCTGGTTGTCCGAAGATCCGGAAAGTGCAGACCACATGGCATTTTCATCGAAGGAACTTCCTGCACCTGATACTGCTTTTAGTACATTGTTCTCTTTTTTGATAGTAATACCATCTACTGTAACAGCATCCATAATTGTTGATACAGTTCTACCAGCCGTTGCATAAAATGTCATTGCTCCTGTAACAGCTACATCTGCATCAATGTAGACAACACCGTTTTCTTCGTAGATCTTTTTCTTTGATTCTCCGACTGAGAGACCGGCAGTGAAATGCTTTAATGCTGTTATCTCCTGCTCGGTATCAATAGTAACATATTTTGAAGCGATCTCTTCTTTCGTATAGAAAGGCTTTTCACCAGTAATATCAGACCATGAATAGGATGGTTTTGTATCTTCAATCCATGAAGGCTTACCTGAGATATTATCCCACTGAACTGAGCCAGCCTCACCTCCCCCTCCTTTTGCTTTAAGCACCTTGGATCCATCTACTTCATGCCAATAGATTGTATCGTTGTCAATCGGAAGGCCATCATAAATTGAAGGAATATTAATCTTATCGCTTGCATACATAGAAAGTGCACCAGCAGATGCAATGTTGTACTTTGTGTAAATATAGTCTAACCCATTGCCATCCTGCTTTAGTTCGAAGTAGTTTTCTATTGATTCTGGAGTCTTAATATACTCTAGTATCCCTTCAAACAATCTCCCTATTCGCTCTGCTGAATTTTCACCTTCTTTAGTTGCGTTGCGAACGCTGCTGGCTAATTCTTTCAATGTATTTAGCGAATCTTTCATGACTAATCTCCTATAATTCTAAAAACAGTTCTATTGGCTTTTATTTTCCCATACCCTTTATAAAGCGGATACTCTTCCTTCCTGTCATCAAGGAACATTACACACTCCTTCAGATATCTGTCAGCGATGGAAAACGCATCATTATAAGCCATTACCTTCTCCTTCATATCTGGACGAGTGCTATATTCATCCTCCTTCTGCACAAATCCATATCTAGTTACGCTCCCATCACCATTCTTCACGATTCGTGCATAGGTATAATATGCCAATGCGGTCTTAATACCCATGAACATCTTTTTCTCTCCACGCTTGTCTTCATATGTCCCCCCCTCAAGCAGAATCACGTATTTCTCCGGATGCTCTTTCACATCAAGGAATAGGGAATCCCCAAGAGCTGATTTGATATCAATATTCTCAGACTCCCGTATATACGTTTCTATCTTGTCTTCATCAACATGCACAGACATACTACGGGATAAAGTGGAAACCTCAAGCGTTGTTATTAGATACTCCTGCATTTCTTACATACTTTAATGGTTGTACACTAAAATCCATTGACGGGTTTGCTACCTCAAACCAGTAGCGGAAAATACGGTCAAACGTGCGCTCTATCAAGCGTTGTTGCTTGCTGACAATAGAATTATAATACTCAAATGCATCCTCCAATATATCTCCAGAAAAGCCCACTTTCCCGATACGAATACAATACCACGGCTCCTGCCCATAAGCGGAATAAATTCGCTCTACCACGCTCGCATCTGTAACGGTAAACTCCTTATCATAATTCTGTGTAGTGAATGGGATAAATTCAGGCATTTCTTCGTCATTTTCAAGCGTTACCTCTATAAGCTTCAGAGAATTAGTATCACCCTGTAGCTTTACAAGGCTATCAGAGAACCCGTCATCCTCCGGAATCTTTATTTCATTACCTTTTTCATCGTATCTGACACTATCCGAACCTTTCTTAGTCACGACCATACCGGACGGAAGGAAGTTATTCCGCACATTTCTGTACTTTACGTTGGAAAGCCCCTCATCCGTACTCATCTCGGTAATGACACAGTCAGATTTACCTATCGGATAAGTCTGTTTCCCAGCCATGGACACCCATAACACCTGCCCTTTGTAATATTCAATACCACCGGCAGCTTCAATCTGTGCCAGGACAACAGATTTCAGCGGATTAAACACATCGATATAATCGATATTCTCTTTAACGACGCGAATCTTTTTCCCTTTCCTGGTTTTCATACCGCTCCAGTCTGGATGCACGGCAATCTTTGCCACATATCCGTTATCATCTTCCTCCACCAAACGGCAGTTCTCAAATGGGATATGCTGAACTTCCACAATCTGGCCCAGAATATTATAATTTACATGAACAGCAATTCCATTGAAGTCAGCCATATCCCGACATACCAGTGAATGTATGTCATCAGCCGTATCTCCTTTCCGATTTACCACATACTCAGAGAAAGAAACCTCACGGAATCCGTTACCTTCAATAAAATCTGCGAAACGGTCCGCACATTCACTTCCGGTAGAACTCGCTGCAATGATATTTCTTACCGTCTGCGGATAGAGGTTATCATCCCCGTAAGACTGTATTCCAAGTTGCTGCAGATAGCGTATATCTACCCTTACACTGCTCTTCTTTCTAAGCTCCTTTACTTTCATAATTCCGTGAGGTTTTAATTTATTCAGCGCCTTCTACCGCTTCTCCGTCTTCATCGGTCTGCCCATCAGTAGATTCATGATCATCCCCATTCTCACTGCCTTCTTCACTTTCTTCCGGATTCTCCTGCATATCAGCAAATACTTCCAGAGCCTTGTTTACGTGAGCTGTCAGGACTTTTTTTGTAATATTCTTTCCAGAGATTTTATAACCCTTGAACTCTTCCTGAATTGACTTGCTTGAAACTCCATCCTTCATAGCTTCCACCATGAGAGAAACAAGCTCGTTATTAATCACCACATTCCCGTCCTTTCTGGACTTTACTCGTTCCTCCCAGTCATCGGGTTTCTTTGAGAAATACTTAATGTTGTCCGGGTATTTCGCCAGATACTTCTCTGCAGCTTCATCAGTAAGATTGGCATTCGTGTACATTTCCGCGCTTCCAAATCCCATCTGAAGGAGAACGCCATTCTTCAAACCGTATTCTGATTTTTCTTTCATCTTTCCGTTCTTGTTAAGATACACACTCATTTCTATAACCGCATCATGATAGCAATCGCTACAAGATGTACGGGCAAACTTCTTGTCAAGGACAAGCGTATACAGATTCTCAATCTCTACCTTGTCAGAAGAAGAGAGGGAAGCAATGCTTCCCAACTCTTTCAACCTATTAACCACATCTATCACTTCCATATCAAGCTGCTGGTGATGTCAATGTATCGATAGCCGTCTTGGTCGTTTCATAGTCTGTCTTGTAAAGGAACAAAGCAGATTTTGGTACCTTAGTTTCCTGTAAGGATATGGACCAGCCGCCATCGGTTTCTTCAGAGTATTTATCATTGCTGATTTCGGCAGCCTTCAAGCCTTGGTAGTAACCATAAATCTGGAATGCGGAATCACCCGGATTCTCTTCTTTCTGCAAGTTTTTTGCCTTGTTCTCCAAGATTACCACATATTCACCGTTTGCCAGTCCGTCAATAATGTCCGCACACACGTCCGGATCATTAGCAAGAATCACCATGTTCACCGTATTGGTAAACGTATTCTGATAGGTACCGACAGCAAGTGCCGTATTCGTTCCGGTAAACGGAGTGCTTCCAGGCACAATAACCTTATAGGCCTTCTTACCTTCCTTCAACGCCAGCGTTTCAATTACATTTTTACGTGTTGCATTGAAAGCTACCGTAGCAAAATCCACGTCCTTCCGGTTCATGATAACACCTTCCTGCTCGACTCCAGGAACGAGCGGATCATCGCAATTCGCCACGATATCTCTTTTTATTGCATAATCACAAATTCCTGACATAATTCCTCCTTTCATCAATAAGCTAACTGAAACAAATCATCCTGCCCAATCTGTGTTCCCATCTTACCAGTAGAGTACAAATAATTCATACGGTCTTTTTTATCAAACCAAATGTCCAATTCTGAAATCAAGTCATTTGCTGGGGTACCTACCAGCATTTCACGAGGAGAACCAAACACAGCACGATGAGGAAGATTAAGTTTCGTTCCGTCATTCTGGTATTTCATAATCATTCTATCCCACACCGGAATCTGGTATACAGGAACACCATTATACTCTGTCACTTTCATTCCTCCAAAGATCTGTTCCCATGTAAGGATTTCCTTGTATTCACGCTTCAAATCTTTTGTCAACGCATCTGCAAGTGTTTTAGTACAGAAGATACCAGCACCCGGCAAACCTGCGATTCGAGCATCAGCATTTTCAAGCATCGCATCGAAGATTCCAATTGCGACTCCAGACTCCTTCAACTTGCTAAACTGCTCGGCCATCGTTGCTTCACTATTAGCTGCAATAGATGTTTTTTGACCTGCACTGGAAGTTCCAATAGTAAAAAGGCGTTTCCACAAGCCATCGGTTGTTTTAAACAACTCAGTATCAGTTCCTGTAGACAAGACTCCAGATTCAGAATGAAGTTTTGCATCCTTATCTGAGAACCATACAAAGCGCCACATCATGTTCATCATTGCATCCTTCAGTGCTGGATATACAATATCATCCATATATTCAGTTGAAGTGAGATCACCGATTTCTGTCCCTGTTTTCAGACAATATTCTGCAATAGTATTAATCAGATCTGTATAACACCACTTTAAAGGAACTTGCCAATCACCAATCGACCATTCTTTCTCCAGAAATTGAATGGTTGCATTTTTATAGCTTGGATTACAACCAGATCCGGCCCAACCGACATCACTCATTGCTCCGCGATACCCAATTTTTTCACCATTCTTTGCATTCTGTACAAGAGTGAAGAAACGTTCCAATTCAGGATCAGTAAACGTCTCTGCAATAATCAAGTCTCTCAAATTACGAATCGCACCATTATCAGGTGTCAGATTACTTAACTGTTCCCACGTCATCTTTTACCTCCTTTTCTTTTTTCTCTGATCTCATCCAATTTCTGTTCAATCTTACTCACATGCTTTGTTTCAGGCTTATTGCCGTAAGTGGTCGTACGTCCCGCTGGAATGTACTTACTTGCGGCCGCTTTAGTCAGCTTTTCAATACCTCCAGCCTTTGCTACCGCATCAAGTACCTTAATTTCATCCTCCGTCTTGGCATTCGATTTAAGGTCGGCCACCTCCGACTCCAGTTCATCAATGCGTGCCCTCAATGCCTCTACGTCCTCATCTTCACTTCCTGGCTCACGAATTTCCGTAATCACACCTTCTTGAACAACTACCGTTCGCCCATCTTCAAGCACAAACTCACCATCAGGAGAAGCCGGATCTCCAACTTGAATATCTCCCTCTTCACGTTCCACATTCAATTCTTCCCCAGTAGAGGTAGTTATAACCATACCTACTGCCGGAACATCTTCAATTTTTGCGTAACCGCACTTTCTCAGGAGACGGCTAAGCAAAGTTGATTCAACCTTTACTTCCTTTTTCGACATAATATTTGTTTTAGGATTAATAATATTTTCTTCTTTCTTCGCTGAAATAGCCGGAACTATCGAAGAAATGAATCCGAGTTCAATCGCCTTCTCTGGGCCGAACCAGCTATCCGTTGCCATCTGTGTCTCCAGCACATCTCTATTTTGCCCGGTACGCTCCACATACAGGTCCAGCATCTTTTGTTTCTCTGCTCTGAGGTCTGCAGCAATGGATTCAAGCCTTTCAGGAGTAACCTTCCCTTTCAATAATGCTCCATCACCATATGGATCATGTATACAGAGAGACGAATGTGCGTATGCTGTTCGTCTTTCCAATGGAGCTGCAAGCAAAATCACTGTAGCCATACTCGCACATGTACCCACAACCTTGCAAGAAATCTCCTTACCGGAAGCACGTAGAGCATCATAGATTGCATACCCTTCCACACAGTCCCCTCCACAAGAATGGATTTCAACATCAATACGATTATCATTTCGATCCATCCAATCCATGAAATATTGTATATCTGTGAAGGATATGCTATCCTCACCGGAAAGCCAATACTTTGCCTTATCCGAGTCAGGAGCAATGTCTTTGTTGATAAATAGTTTAGCCATATCTCGTAATTGTTTGAAACAAAGGTAAGAAACAAGATACGGCTATAAGAATTTACGAAGTCAATAACACTGACACGCCTTGTCAGCAAAAAATTAGGGTGAGCTCCAGCCCACCCTAATCAATTACATTTCGATTTCCTGTGAAAATCTATTCACAACTCTATATATAGTCCTTTCATCCACATTGTACTCATCCGACAGATACTGGATTATATATGTTTTTTTATGCCCCTCTTTATTCAGCCTAATGTACTCCTTGTACAATTCGATGTATTTTACATCATTAGGCTTTATTTGCAGCTGGGTCATCTGTTCTAATACACTTTTATGCGTCACCACAAATTCATAGGCTCTCATATACTACCCAAATTCTCCAATACTTTTACACGATTATTAACTCTGGTTATCTCCTCAACAGAAACCACAGGACGTATAGCCTGAACTCCCTTTGCGACTGCTCTGGCCAGCATATCCTCTCCAAGAGTCTGACTACTTGTCTGTGTTACGTTGATAGGCACTCCCCCTCCCATCTGATTAAATGATGAAAGCAATGGAGCAAACATTGAGGTGGCTCTGGCCGTCATTACCGACTCACCGTTACTCAGCTGGGCAGGTATGCTATCACTGGTTCCGGTTCCTGGTCCGGTAACTAAACCACCTGTTGCAAATTTAGCACTTTTTACTGTATTTATTGCTGTTGCGATATTAGCAAGTATAGTAGTTACAGTAGTTGCAATTGCAGCAATATTAGCAGGGAAAGGCACTGATTGAGCTTGAGCTACACCTGCAGCTATTGCTTTACCTGTATTTATCGCAATTTCTGCAAGAGCTAATGTTTTACTCAAGATAGCAAATCCCTTATTTGAATCTCCTAATGCTTCAAAAACAGATGATAATCCAGATGCAATCGAACTTATGGCTTCATATTTCGCCTGCTCAATCTCTACTTCCTTTTCTGCAATAGCTTTCTTTGCATCAATGTACTCCTGATTGGCTAAAAGCTTACGATTTAGGAACTCCTGCTCACTCTCCCCTTCTTGCTGCTGTATACTATTCAACAATTCTAGTTTTTGGGCAGCCTGTTCCTGCAATATATCCAGTTCACTTGCACCCGACTGCTGAAGTTGCATAATCTCGTTTTCCATTCTCACCCGTACGGCTTCCTGCTGTTTCTCCGAGATCTCTTTTTCATGCTGTGCCACCAGATCATCAATCTGTCTATTATATTTATCTACAATGGCCAGCTTCATCTGTTCAGTCAGTTCCTTGTCAGCAAGCTCGGCATCACGTTGTACAAGTAGCTGCTGCATCCTAAGCTGATATTCCTGCTCACTACCTTTCTTTACTGCTTCAAGTTGTAAAGAAATTAGCTTGCTACGGTTGTCTATCTCTTTCTGTAACTCCTCCTCAGACAGCTTTTGCAACTCAGCAGCCTTCTTCTGTTCCAGGGCTTTTATCTGGTCGTTGATAGCCTGCCGGGCTTTTACAGTAAGGTCAGTTTCTGTATTCAGTCTTGCGCGTAAATCTTCTATCTGACGGGAATAAGTGAATTCTATTTCTTTACGTACCTGCTCACGCTTATCTTTAACGAGAGCCAGCATGGCATCCTCTGCCGCTCTTACCGCTTCCACCTCTTTCTGCTTTGAAGCAATGGCAGCATCCGATTTTTCCTTTTCAGCAGATTTTATTTCGTTTGCCAAAGACACCTCACGACCAAGTAATTCACCTCTTTTATCCTGATACTCGGTTAAAGCATTATACATCTCCACCTCAGCCTGAGCAATAGCATCATTGGTTTCCTTGGTATTCTCAGCCATCGCATTCTGCTGTACCATCAGTTCATATCTTCTCTTAGCCAGTTCATAGTTCTTCTTGCTGGCTTCCTCCTCCAGCCTATTAGCTTCCCTGATGGCTTCCATACGCTCCTTCGCAGACACATTCAGCTCATCATCGGCCTTTGCCTTCAAAGTAGCTATCTGAAGAGCATTCTTTGCATTCTGCACCTGCAGGTTTCGTGTGTCTCTATCTATTGCCGCCTGCTCCTTTGCCATAGTAATATATCTCTCATACTCCTTGTTTACCTCTGCCGCATATTTGCCAAGTACAGGAAGTTTCTCAAGCTGTTTCGTAATCCATTCCATCATCTTTCCACCCGATTCCACAACAGAAAGTATCCCACTTGCAACAATCTGCAACACCTTGCCCACAGCATCCAAAACCATTTTCAATGGAGCAAGAACAGCATTCCATCTGCTTGTATTTTCCTCACTCGATTTAATACCTTTAGCTACAGCCATAATCACCACGGAAATCGCAGTAAGAATAGCAACAATCGGGTTGGCCAACAATGCAAGAAGTGTCTTTGAGAAATTCTTCACGGCAGCACCTGCTGCCACAGCACCCGCCTTTACACTTCCCATCTCATCCTGAGTCTGTATTAATGTTCCAATAAACGGAATATTACTAGCAACCGCACTCTTAATCGCTTCCTCGTAGTTACCCACATTCCGATAATACCTCTGCGTTTCCTCCTCTCCACCTTTCAAAGCATCCGTAACCTCGTTTATCTTATTTTTCAGTTCATCACCCCGAGCTCCTTTTCTTTCTGCGTCCGACAAGGAGTCATATTCAGCTGTCAAATTCGATAATTCAGCCCGAAGAGCTCTCAAACTTCCCTCTTGCTCCTTTTCCTGCTTAATCTGATTTTGCACTGTCTTGTTAATAATACGTATTGAGTCATTATAGTCCGCAACAGCTATCTTTGATGCAGCCATTGCTTCATTGTACTGCTGACGGGAAATTTCCCCATCCTTCAGCTGCTTCTTCAAGTTCTTTTCTGCTTCCCTAGCCGCATCAATCTTCTTCTGATATTCCGCTATCGCCTTAATAGCATCGCTGTAATTCACCTTAATATCTAAAATCTTTTCTACCTTCTCTGCCATAGTTTAATCCTCCAACTGAAATAATTCACATTTACAAATCCCATTCTCACCAACTTGTATACTAACGATTGCATAATATTTTCCATACTGAGACAGATATACAGGTATGGACATATCCAAATCTTTAAGATCAACCTCTCTTATTCTAATGCTCACATTTATTACCTTTTGTTCTGCGACAATAGATTTATATCCCTTATAATTCTTATCTATAAGTTCCGGCCAAGATAACCCGATAAATGTTGGCTTTGTACTATTTACAGACGGAAGAAGCAGAATTCTTGCATCATCATCCTCGTCGTACTGTAAGTTACCCTCATCATCATATGTATAAAGCGGGATATATGCTTTATCTCCATTGGTTTCAGTAGGAATAAATGGTAAAGTTATCGCTTCCTTTTCCAAATCCAGCGTTTCATCATTTACTTTAATTATGCCACTATACTTCCCATAATCATCCTCATCGTATGCGTACACATTATTTTGCGCAAATTCACTGTAAGAAAAAGACATGGATATTGGTCTGTTATCCATATAAGTAGATACCAGATATTTACTCCAATCATACTTTCTGCTTTTATTCTCAAGGATATATTCAATAGGATAAAACTCTATTTGATTGTCATCTCCAGGAATGGCAAACAATCCCAACATAGACATAACCCCCTTAATGAAATCAATCTGCTTAATGTCTGGAAGATTAGGTATGTAATAATAACGGTTATTTATTGTATCATCCCCTGAAGCTGGAGCCGGAGTTGGAAATGCAACCGCCTGTATTGTTATACTTCCAGATATGTCTGTTACAGTTGTTGCACTAGAAGCTATTCCTGTAAGATAAAAATACATAAGATGATTACTACCTGTACAATCCAATACATCTGTTTCAGAATCGATTTCTATCACATAATAGTCTCCTTGAATAGTCCCAGATGCACTAAACAAGGTAAACATATCATCATCACCATATCTACGCATTAAATAACCAGTCAAAGACAAATTTTCGTATTCACCGGAAACCTTAAACTTCATTTGCCCAGAAACTCTGTACTTCGTATTCTTAAATTTGTTACGTATCCCTGAGATGAATGTTCCACTAACTTCATTTGTAAGATAATGTGCCGCATAATAGAAATTATCAATTTCCCGACTTTCAAATAGAACAAAATATCCTATCGGACTATCGAACCTATATGACCTGTTGGCAAAGACAAGTTCCTCAGCGCTCCCTTCAGACACGATATCAGAATCATATCTTGTGGTCAAAGGAATGATAAGCCTATCCAACATATCACTTCTACTATGAATATTGAACGTTACCCCACAATCCTCTTGTATTCTCTGAAGTATTGACTTCACAGACATACATGGATGATACCATATCGTTTCATCCGTATCTTTAAACCCATAGTCAATAAAATACATGGGAGGGAAAAAAGCTCCGGAACTAGGTCTTATCCAGCTAATATACGACGTTTCATCATAAGATAGATCCCGCAATGTCTTATTGTCATTCACTATGCTTGCAAATTTCGTAACATTGCCCCATGACAATGCGATATCAATTCCATCATTAATCTCAAGAAGAGAAACATTTCCCTTGCTAATCAATTCAACTCCATTGCGCACATATCTACCGGCATGATTTATTCTCGGGAACCTTGTACTACATGAAGGTATATGCGCACCTTCAATTACCCTTTTGTTTCTAGCTGTCAATGGTAGATTAATGGTATAGCTATTATTGCTTACAATCTTACTCACATCAGACAAGAAATTGCTCTTGTAAGACAATGTTACATTCGTACCACTTCCTAAGTCAACAGGCTTATTGTCTATGTACAATTCTTCTTTCATAGCTTCTGTGTGATTATGTCCGGCAATACTATTGAAAATTCTATATCCTGCAAACTCTTTCCTTCATCAGAAACGGTAGAATTATCGATTCTCACAGGAACCCATACCCCATCTTGATACATATCTACCATAGGAGATCCGATAATCGTTCTAATCATCGAATAATAATCACGATCTACCAATGAGGCACATATTCTCATGGTATTAGCAACCTCCATACCCTGCATACGAGAAACTCCATAATACCCTCGTCCTCCGACCTCATAATCCTGATACAACTGTTCCCCATATTGATTTGACTTCATATCATCCTGACCTTTAGAAAAAAGCCAATACTGATAAAAGCCATGGCGGTCTATCCAACGCAAATAAACACCATTGCCACATTCTACTTCTTCAACGGAAATATAAGAAGGCCTGGATGAAAGATCTGAATGATGCATGGACGTATCAAAATACGATATAGTAAACGGCAAATCTCCAAATTTACGAACCTTTCTGGCATCAGTAATACTTTCTCCAATCGCTAGGCTGCCCCAAATTGTCACAACACTAAATTGCATATTAGCTCCAGAAATCTCAATCTTAACATCAATTTCCTTACTGGATATCATCTCTCCAACAGGATCAATATCAAACAATGCCTGCAAATAAGGAGATACATCAAGAACAACCTTTGTCTTGTTAGAATCCCGGTCATCAACAAATGCTCCCTTTACAACACGAAATGTTCGATCAAATGTAGAATCGAATGTTCCATAATTCTGCAAAGCCCCTTTATTCCCAATCAAGAATGTAACTTCCCGATCTGTTTCTACAATAATCTTGTTCGGGTTAAAACAAAAACATACAGAGTCCGGATAATAGACTTTGTAACTACTTATTGTCCCTTCTCTCATCTTTATTTAAATTTATATGTTCGACTTCACTACCAAACAAAAGGCCAATCTTATCAGACATTCTCTCTATTGTTCCTTTTATCTCAGAAGAATAAATATCACTCCGTCCGCCATTCCGGAAAAGCTGCGTACCTTCTCTCGCAATCTTACGGGCCACAAGGTAAGCGAACGAATCAGGCTTCTCTACCTGAATACCCTTGTCATCCATCCATTGCCGGATTATCTTCCAGAATCCTGCCGGTACTTTCCCTCCTTTGCGTCCAGTTTCCAGCGTCCCGAATGCGCTACGCCCCCACAGAATACCGCCATCTTCCGTGACCTCTACCTTCATGCTGGCTATCGTCCTGCCAGAAGCTACCTGCTTTGCTTCCTTATGGTTCTCGATAATCTTCTGCTTCAATGCTTCCAGCTCGGAGGACACCAGCTCCATCACCTTATCCCTCATCAGAAGTTCCATACACTATCTCCTTCACCGTTTTTGTAGGACACATCACAAATCCCCTCGTTTCCTTCAAAAGAAGCTGGATAACAATCCCGGTCACATTTACGTCCAACTTATCATAGAACACCGAGTACGGAATGTCACCCTGGACAGGCTCAAACATTCTGCTTCTGTTCACATTCAGTATAAATTCCCTAGCCAAAGATTTGCATCGTTCTATCACTTGGTCATTCTCTTCACCAGAAGAATCATGTTTTATCTTATCCATAAAGGCTATCATGCAGTTAGGGAAGTCTTTCATCTGCATAGGTCCCACATTCAGATTTCCGGAAGACGGAAGTACATACATCACAGCAGGGAGCTGCATCTTGTCAAGCCTTACATTTGCAGCCTGCCAGTTCTCAAACAGATAGGTAACACCCATCTGCTCCACTATTTTCTTAACTTTCTCTTCTACTGTCATTTCTTCTTTTCCTCCAAGATTTTTCGTAACCGACGTTCATATTTGATCTTTCTGGCATCCATATCTAAACATTTATACACACGTACCCAAGGAACATATTCTACCGCTTCATGGTCCGTTATCCCCATTCTCAGTGCAAAGTAGTCAAGCTGTCCGAACGGCCCGAAATTCAATGATTCTGCCCCGGCCTGCTTCTCCTCCGGTGTAGGAGGTACGGACGTGGAAGCAAACAATTTGTTTATCCGCTTCACTTCCTTGGCTACCCAGAAACAGAACCCTATAACCTCGGATGCATCAGCCTTCATCACCTCACACGCCGACATTCCCAGTAGCACACGACAGGGCACCATTATAGTTTCCATTTCCGTACTGATTGACTGTAACTGCATAAGCTCACCCATGCTCATGTCATTCAAAGTATCAGGAGTCCTGACCTTTCCTACCTTCCACGGCTTATGGAGCTTTACAAGCTCTCCTTCTATACCATGGGACAAATTACCAACTACCAACAATTCCTTCACCGTCATATATTCCCAAGTTTTGCTTTAGGCCGCTTTAAAACTGGTTTAATTCTAAAAAACATCGCCATAATCAACATGTCAAGATAGTCGGGAGAGCGGCCAAGTATCTCCTTCATCTTCTCCTTGCTGATAATTCCTTTCTTCCTTGTATCCGCATCAATATGATCCTGCTTCAACACCCCAAGTTCTTCAATTATTCGCTCCTTCTGTGCTTCCGTACATACTATACGGAGAAGGCGGTTGTTTATCATCTCCGCCAGCTTGAAGGCACATTCCGATTTCAGGTTGTCATACTCAGGATTGATGGGTCGTGTTCCTCCATGAAACTCCCTGATTCCGTTCAGATAGCTTTCAAGATAACTTCCCAGACCGTCAGAGTCGGCTATCATACGGCTACGAGGTATGGAACATTCTATCATCATGTGCTTCAGGTCTGTCTCGATAGATTTCCCAGTACTGTATTCCTGATCCAGCTTGATATAGCAGACATTCCCTTTCCAGTGTCCAGCAATGAAACGGTCACGTCCCTTCATAGCAAGGTCAGCAGATCCGGAAGAATCCCCGGCAGGCTTGACAAACTCATTCGTGAACAGGTCACAGATAGCATCGTAATCACAAAGGGCTGTCGGGTCATTGTCATACTCCCAATTACCGAAATACAGACGTTCCTTGGTTACCCTATCCTTCGTATTCCGCAAACTCTCGATATAGTCCTCAGTGGCCCATGGATTATCCTGTACCAGCGCCTGAATGAAGGCATACGGTTCTTTGAGCTTACCCTCTTTCCACGGCTTATAAAAATCACGATACAACCAGTTTTTCTTCGGGTTGCAGGTGATAAGTATCTTTCCTGGAATTCCATACACATCGTTCATATGTCGGCCGATACGTGTCTTCAGTACGTCAAAGGCAAGGCAATGCACCTCCCCGGCTTCTTCTATCCATCCACCAGTGTATTCCTTTGAGCCCAAACGCTCATACATCGGGTCTTTTACCGGATAATAGGTCAGGTCAATATAGACTATCTCACTTCCGTTGTCAAATGCTATCCCTTCGTTGGTTGTCTTGTATGCCGTGAAACCATGTAACTTTGCCACCTTATTAAAGGTTACGGTTACTGACTCACGGCTATCCTTCAGATTATTTCGACCGACAAACCAGCGTGTGCCTGGAAGGTAGTAAGCGCATTGCATCAGCCATTCACAGCCTAGCCATGATTTTCCACCACCTCCGGCACCACCATACAGCAGAAACTTCGTCCTGTTATCTCGAAGGTAGTTGTAAGCTAACCGCTGCTTTATGTTCACGTTCTGTCCCATATCACTTCAGTTTATCTGCTTCTGGAGTATAGGGAAGAAAGTCGAATCCTTTGAATGGTTTTCCTTGCGTCGTATGGTCCACTTCCTGCTTATCTGCCAGCCCTAGGGTACGAGCAATGATATTCGCATTGAAGGCTCCAACACAAGCCCCCTCGAATTGTTGAGTCTTGATGGTTTCCTCCACGCGTGCGATGACCTCCAAAAAATCTTTATCCCTTTTATTTATGCAGGCAGAACGAAACTCATTCCACCAATTTGTAGAAGCACCCAAATACACACACATTCCCATGAGAGAGTATGGTCGTGACGTGGGAGTAACCTCCTGCTGTGTCTGTTGTTGGTTCTCTATTACAATCTCCTTATCTTTTACAACCTTTACAGGAACAGTCTTCTGCGTTGCCTTTCTAGTCGTCCAAGGATTTTCATCGCACCATTGGAAATATTCACACGCCGCCTCCCACAAAAGTTCAGGCGTGGCAAAGAGCTTGTCCCTGCCATGCTTGCTTCTTAACATCCAGAACTTATTTCCTTTTGGTGCTGCCATAATCACAATTTTTCAAAAACTGGTAATATTTCCTTATCTAAATCCCATCTTCTGTTGTTGGGAAGAGGAAGAGTAAATTCGTATCTCAGAGCTTCAATGTATTCATCACGCAATGCGGTTCTTTCGTTTATGACGGAAACCTGAAAAGATGATCCGCGCAGTTCCCGTGACTTGTCTACCTCGATGCCCTTCTCATATATCCTGAAATCAGAACCGATAAGTTCTTCCGTAAGACGGCATACGTCTGCCGTGGAATGATAATGCTGGAAATACCATTCACCAAAACGAAAGTTTGCCGTGAAATTGTCTGCATCCAGAAATAAGGCTTTTGAACGGTAATCGTGCGTTTCCTTTCGCTCAGAAGCTTTCTGCGCAAACAATAAAGGAATACCCGACCAAAAGATCATACCACCTGGCTTGCACAGTGCAGAAAGGGAAAGAAGGACGTTCCTTTCATCGTCAAGGGAATTTACGGAGTTCAGGACGCTGTCACATATCACTACATCATACAGGCCATACTCCGACAATGTCTTGCACACGTCCGCACAGTCCTGACGTATCTCCTTCTCGTCTATCACGTCAACTCCGTCCTTCCGGTGAAAGAACTCTATCGCGTCAATGAGGTATCCCTCCTTTTTCAGCCTGGTGGCATAGTCCTTCTGTCCGGCTCCGAAGTCAAGCACATGCATATCCTTCGTGATGAACGGAAGCACCAGACGCTCGTACAGCGTGGAATGGCTCCTGCTGCTCGGGACACCGTTTTTCTCCCTGAGACGTGCCTTCTGTGCAAAAGACTGTATGTAAGTCTTTCGCTCCAGATGGGAGTATTCAAAGACACCGTATTCCTTCGAAAAATAAGACAGGGCCAGTTCCTCCTTTCCTTCCGGAAGTACATAGACAAGCAGGTCCATACCTAGAAGCTTAACCGCCTTGGCGTATACGGTGGATATGATGACCTTTCCCTCATGGTTGCATACGGCATTCGCAAACTGGCCATAGCGCAGAATCATCTTCGTTAGGTCCACTACGCGTGAGTTATTCCCTCCCTTGGTAATGATGGCTATATCCTTATTCTGGACCATAAAGAACCCTTCCGTTCCTTCAGGAACAGAAACACGAATGTCCGGCTGAACCTCTGACACTTCGCATTCAGCATAGTTGTGAAGTTGGTTAAAACGCACCTCGTCCGTAGAGTTCACCCCGTCCAGAACGAAAGCCGGGACATGAGTATATCCCAGCAGCTTCATGGTCTTTGTCCGCTGGTGCCCTGCCATAATTCGTTTGTCCGACCTGCGGATAATAATAGGCTTGATAATGCCAAGCTCAGTTATCGACTTCTTCAACTCCTCCTGAGCTTCCGGTGTTAATAACCTCGGGTTATACTCTGCCGGATTCAATGATTCTATATCAATATATTCCATCATAAACCAAGCAGATTATTTACAAACCCAATCATAACTCCGTTCTCATCAAGATACTCTGCAGCACGCTGCTTCAATCCTTCCAACTCGATATCAGTAATCGGAATCTTGTATCCTTCAAATGCCAAATACTTTATATGGGCTCCAGCTTCGTAGTTTTCATTCCGAAGTACATTGTGAGTATCTTCTACTCCACCAGGAAAATCATCCAAATCAGGAAAACTAATGCCTTCTAAGCCCCATTCCATTAGTTTCTGACAGTCCCACTCAAACAGACGAGACAGATCCCATTCTCCATTGTTCACATTATCACGGATGATGATTTCCCGCTCACGCTCCTCTGTCAAGTTCGGGATGAGCACTGTAGGCACTTCCTCAATTCCAAGCTGAACACACGCATCATAACGCTGGTTCCCTGCTATGATGACAAGTTCTCTTGTCCGATCAGACAGGATGATTGGTCGAGCTTCAAAATAGTCTGGATTCTTCTGTATGGATTCCTTTAACTTCTGAAGTTGTTCTTCCGATATAGTTCTCGGGTTGTTCTCCAGCTTCTTCAATGTTTCTGTACTTCTGTAAATTACTTCCATAACTGTTATTATTTGCGTTACAGAAACAAATTTACCCGATAACCGCCACAAAGCAGTTACCGGGTATTCACAAAGCACTGACAAGGGTTGTCAGTAGAATATTTGACATGTATTTGTAGGCATGCTGAAACTTATAAATTTACTTGTTCATTTTTTGTCCTTTGTAGCTATTACCCGTTTTAATATCTTTGCTTGTAAACAATAATAATTTATCATTATGTTCAAAATTTTTATTAAAATTCAAGGGGTAGACCAAGAGTTTACTCTTACTGGAAAAGATTTCAAGTGTATAACCACAGAAAATGAGTATGAGGCTAATAGATGCTTTAACAAGGAAAGGAATGCTCTATTAAAATACTGCAATCCAGATTATAATGGATGTGTAACCCTATATATGATAGAAAGTTCAAGCGGTATAATCATGACTTCCTTTGTTAATTCCATCTGCTTTTCTTTAACCCAAAGACTTATATTAACATTAAAACAATCAAAAATAATTAATGATTAATATTTATGGTATAAAACATTTCAATCTTACATTAAATTTACATCACATTCTTGAATGATTACTTCTACTAGTAGTGTCATTCAGATTATTGTTGTATTTAATACCGTGGGCGATTAAGCTAGCCCACGGCTGTTTAATGGATATGGCTTTCATACCTTCTTTGTTTTCTTCAATTCTGCAATCAAAGAATCAGCAAACTCAACAGCATTTACAGCCATAAGACCGTACTTTTGAGTTAACATTTTAGGGTCTATCATGTGAAGCATAGCTTCCTTTGCTATTTCGTATCTGCGCTGTTCCCAATTCGTATTATCCCAATCAGTAATGGTAAGATACGTGGCAGGAACGTAAGACATAATACCGTCTAGTTCGCAAAGGTAACACATACCGTATGGCGCATTAATCACATCGGCTGCATCTGCTTCCATGCCTTTGATAATGGTTACTTCTGTTCCTTCTTCTATTTCAGTTTTATTAAAATCCCATGATACTTTTAGTTTTGCTTTCATTTCTTGTCTTTTTTATGATATTCAACAATCGTCTTATTCAATGCTTCCATAAGGCTAAATGCCAGCATTGCCGGCATTTCGTTTGTATTCATCTTCTTGATATACACCTGACCATCCCGATATTCAAGAATGGTGTCAAGCTCTATTATTACACTTTCTTCTTTCTTATCCATTATCATTCCTCTACATTAGGTATTAAATCTTCAATGTATGCAAACTGTAGGAGTTTGTCATAGTGGCACATTTCTCTCCATTCATAACCGCAAAAAACATCTACACGATACTTTATTTTTAAATCTCCAGTAACGTATTTTACAAGAGCTTCTTTACCGGAGATTGGTGTTTCGCTTGCATCATGCCAGATTGAGTTTATTCGCCAGTCTGCACCATCAAAAAAACCGTCATTATATATTGCTTCTTCTCCTTCATCTTTGTATAGACAAAAATTTTCGTAATGCCACTTCTCTGCATTTTCAATATCTTCTCTTTTCATAGTCTTTCTTTTAGGTATTCTTTATTCAGGTGATTATTATGTATAAGCCATTCAATCATGCAAATAACGGCATCGAAGGATTTGTGTCTCATTTCCTGATGTTTTACATCGTATCCAAGTTCCTCATAAGAAATGAACCAATATTGCCCGTCGCTATGCATATCAAAATCGGCATTTGGCCTGTGTCTCTGTTTTATTGACTTTGGGATAAGCTCCAGAAGCCGGTCCAAGCTCCATGCAGGAGTAATGTCGCGATTCATGCGCACAGAGAACCAGTGTTCAGGATCAATACCTTCACATATAGTATGAAGATGATATTCTCCATATTCAGGTGTTTTACTCTTTTCAAGGTACATGTCGGCTGTACATGGTTTTAACCCCAAATTTAACAACTTCCATGACTGGTTTATGTTTGTTGCTATCTGTGATTTAAAATTCATTATTCATTTCTCCTTTCCACCTATCCCAGAAGCCACCACATGGCTGCCAGAAACAGGTAATACAATTTCGTTTTCATTGATTATTTCTCCTTTTTTCTACAAGTTGCTCAAGTCTCTTTTCACACTCGGCACATTCGAGTTTCTTGCGTTCCAGTTTCTCCCGGAATTTAACCAGTTCTTCGTCCGTATTCTCATCAAAGAACATGTTGCTCTGACGGTTGTGCTCAATGTACTCATTCATCCTACGTTCTGCTTTTGTTATCTGGGCTTTTGCTGAAACCAGCCTTGAAAGGCAGGAACTCACTTCAAGCGACTCTCCTGAACGCTTGTCGTAGTAGTAAAAAGAAGTGTACACATCATTCCTCGGATACTGGCATTGCAATCTGGCCACCCTCCATCTGATTACCCACATCCTTCTTTCGTACACTTCACGAGGAAGGTCGTATGTGTATAGGATGACAGATTGATGACCGTAACCGTAGCATATGCTGATTTGCACCCAATTCTCGATTTTCAGCTCCTTTTCAGCTTTGGCCAAATCCTTTGCGAACTGATAATAATCACTCAAACTTTCCTGCTTTCCCATGTTATTCAAAATTTAATTCAAGTTGTTGTCCATCGGGTTCTCTATATCCGCGGTTGGCCTTCATAAAGGCTTTTCGTAAGGCTTCAGCAATCTTATCACGCATAGCCTTAGATACATGATTCTTGTCGGCCTCACTGTTCATTTGGAGTATCTTGTTAAGACTGCCGTTTATTGGCTTTTCGTCAAAGAACAGGCTATACTCGGTAAATATCCGGGTACAATCCTTTGCGGCTTTCTCTTCTTCCTCATCCTGGTACCTCTCTATTACTGTTTCCTGTGATGACATCAAAATCCTTTGTCCACGATCACACCTGCAGCCATGCCATTCATTCTCATATATGACGGATATAGCACGTTTCTTGCGGATAGTGCCTATCTTCGCCCATCCATAATAAACTTTCAACTTTCCCATCGTCAAATCGTTGTTACACAATCAAAATCACTTCCATACATGATATGCGCTCCACGTCTCCGGAGTTCGGCCACCAGCTGATCATTGGTATATCTGGCCAGCCGCCCATGCAGTCTGTCCTGCTTTCTTCTTTCAGCCGTATGCCTGCTCTCACATAACCGGCATCTATTGGTGTAATGAATGCCGGATTTTGTTTCATAGGCACGGAACTTTCTTTCCGGAAGGTTCCGGCCACACTCGATACAAACTTTCATGATGCGGCCCTCCTAATCAGTCCCATGTTACGGTTTACCAATTTGATAATATGATCATGGTAATCGCTGGTCTTGTTACAGACCGCCCTGCTCTGTACGATCTTGAAGGTCTTTAAAGAGACCTCTACCGTTTCAAGACGTTTCCCATTCTTTTGCGCTGTAAGGATTATGCAGTCCTTGCGTTTATAATACCCGTTGCTATATACGCAATGGTGCATAGCCTTTCCTTCCTGATAGAACTGGGTAACACTTTCCAATGGACGGATCACAATATCCTCATCCTTGATTTCTATTCCCAGGAATGGCTGGATTCTTTGGATGAAAGAGAGGATATCCTGTTTCATTCTGGACATGCGTTCAATCCGTCTCTTCCGTTCCTCCTCGGCCCGAATCTTCGCTTCTATCTTTCTCTTTTTCTCAACCAGTTTGTCATGCTCTTTCTTCAGGTTCTTTGGGCATACATAGTGAGCATTATGTGTGTCAAGGTGGAAATAATCAAGCAAATGAAGGTAATCGTCATACATCGATCCGTCCTTAATGATATACCCGTTGCGGTTACAGATATTCACTGCCCACGGATGGGAAAGCCCACCTCGATGCATATAGAAATCCAACATACTATATTGTTTTGTTTTCAGCAACATTTCCGCATACTTGCTTTCCCCAAGAATCGCACGTATCAGTCTGGCCGGAGTAACGCCATGGAACGAAGTACGAAGACCGTTCCTGTGGAGAATAGGCAGCAGCTTTACTTTCGGATATACATAACCATCTATGTCATACGAATGTGAATAGTATATATTTCCGTCCTGTTTGATGCTCATATCTGTACCGTGAAGCCAACCTCTATATCCCATATTCATAGCCTTGGCCATAACCGTTTCTTTTCTGTCTGCAGTTATCCACTGTTGGCATACCTCATCGATGAAATAATGTGTGTCACGTTCTTTCCTTACATACTTGGCTGTGTAGAAGTGACGGAGCACCTGAAAATCTCCTGATGTAGTAACGACTGTCAGATAACTTACTGCATTATCCTTGGTCTTACGACTTACCTTCACTTCCAATCTTTCACCGCAGTAAGGACACTTGATGTACCCTTCCTTCTGGCCAGTTACATCAACCCACATCTTTCCACATTCACTGCACCACATTTCATCTTTACAGCGGTAAGCATTATGCGGAAAACAATGCTTCTTTCCCCATCTTATCTGGGTTTCTGTTATTGCTGGCAGCTTACTGCTGAGTTCAACCACCAGCTTTTCACGTTTTGTTCTCGGTTTCATAATTCCCCAAATAATGAAAGTTGCAGACTATTATCCTCCCCTCTCCTGCGTTTCTGGACCGGCTTAGGCTGCGGTTTCGGTTGCTCTACCGAAGCAGGCTCCGGTGTTGCCACTTCTACACGGCTCTCTACTCCATCGACCTTGATGTCATCCTCATCGTAGTAGTGGACAGCCCACCCGTAGACTGTCGCATCATCGATACCAACCGAGTTGGAACCTTTGGCCAATTTCCGTGCCTGGGAGTAAATGTAATTACAACATTCCTTGATACTCTTGTTTGCTTTCTTGTAGGTCTCGGCAAAGAGCGAATCAGTCTTTGCGCGGTTTTCCAGATACGTCTGGATTGTTGTTTCAAAAGTTGTCATATTGATGTGGTTTTTGGTTAATTCATTTACGGTTCATCTTCACGTTGTAATCACAGAGGAATCTGTATATATCTTCACTCGCTATGTCAGGCGGTGGTGTGTTTCCTCCATATATAGCCTTAATTGCAGCTTCTTTTCCCCCGTATGCGTTGAACAGGTCTTCAGGTTTGTAGTTGTCTGGAAGCAATGGGAAAAGCGTTCTGAAAGCCGCAAAATCAGTTCTTGCCTTTTCTTTCAGCTTTCGGATGGAATCCACCCCTTTCACCATCGCAGCCGCCGCATCTGCAATCCGGCTGTAGCTTCTGTCAACTGCAATCCGTATCTTTTCCTGTTCCAGCTTTCGGTAAGCATCACCCCGATCAAGGCAGAAGTCATGAAGAGCAACCATTATCGCCTGGTTATTTACCTTGCTCCCCCAAACAAACTGCCCACGACTCCCGTTCTTTAGCTGCGTGAAGAAAATGCAGAGTTCTGCCAAGTTCAGGAAATAATAGCTGGATAGAATGGCCAGCGATGTTTCGGCCAGCTGTGCGGGCGTCAGCTCCACCCCGGCGTAACTCAGTACCGACTGAAGGTGTCGGGTGATAATGCGCACGGAAACCGTATTCCCGTACACACGATTCACATCGGCCAGTGTGGGTATTCCTTCATGACGGATAACATCGTCTATACTCAGGTTACAGTTCAGTTGCGCAGTGGTTCCAGACCAGCTATCGACCAATTGGGAGACTGTCAATCCAGTCTTCAAGTTCTGTTGCAGTAGAGTAAGCTCCATCGCCGCCGGACGTGCCTCCCCCTCCACAAGCTGGGAAGGATGCAGAACTGCTGTCATTGTTCGTTGTAGGTTTGTTTCCATTTTGAAGTTGTTTTTCGATTATCCAAAGATTTGCCCGGCTATCCCATCTTTCGATACGGGCGCCGTTCGTGTTTTTCCAGTTCAAGGCATCAAAGTGATAGAAGAATATTTCCGCCTGCCTTTCCCAGTCCGGAAGCTTTCCTTCAAAGTAGGCTTTTATCTGGTCCAATGTGGGAGGGATAAATTCTACCTTTGCCGATTTTTTCTTTTTCGGTTTTTCTTCGGGCGGAAATAACTCGCCAGAGTTATTATTATTCTTAGTCTTATTCTTAGTCTTATTATATGGTTGTACTTTAGGTTCAAGGTTAGGTATAGGATTAGGTTCAAGGTTAGGTGGTACTTTAGGTATCAAATTTTGACACCTAAACTCACATATAACTTGATATTTCGTTTTATCCCGTTGCCCGTTTCCTCCAGCTTTGAATATTATCAAGCCCGCCTGAACCAATCTGTTTCTTGCGGTTTTCATCGAATTAACCGACACTCCCACGTCAGACGCCACCTTAGTGTCACTACGTGTCCAGCTATCCACCCAGCCTAAACGATTCGCTGTTTTCAACAAGTAAAAATAAAGCCTCGTTTCACAGCAGGTAAATTGCCAGTCTTCATCGAGGAACCAGAAGTTATTGATCAGTTCTATGTAGGTCATAACAGATACTCGTTTACTTCTTTCATAAAATCAGAAAGGGAACGGCAAACCACATACCGATTCCGGTACTTCTCGGCTTCTCTCTGCCATTCTTTCTGCCTATCACTCTGTACACCTTTCGGTGTCTTCATTTCAATACAGAGGGAAGCATATCCCTTTTTGGGGATAAGGAGTATAAGGTCGGCAACTCCTCTTATCACTCCCTCGTACTTCATCCTCGCTCCTGTCTTTGCATCCCTGCGGCCACCATTCGGAACTGCAAACAGAAGCAAAGCTAGGTTCGGATATTGAAGTCTGAACCATGTCAGGCAATCATGCTGAATCTGGCTTTCTGATAGCGGTGTAGTCTGCTTTCTCATATCATTACAGTTTAAGCAACCTTCTTGTAGTTTCTTCATCTATGAAGCTTATCCATCCGGTCTCATGCAACTTGATAGCGGCTTCTCGTAGAGTAATCTTTCCACTCTCAACATTTTCTTTCAATGATTGTAATATATTTTTCATAACTTCTGGCTGAATAAGTTCATGGCCATATCCACCACGCTCTCCTTCACCACATCGTCTGTTCCGGTCACACCGTTGGCGATGTTCTTCTTGGTTTGGATCACGTCATACATATAGCGGTCAATCGTATCTTTTCCCAAGTAATAATAGCAGTTCACGTTATTTTTCTGTCCGTTTCGATGGGCTCTGTCCTCAGCTTGTTCACAATCACTAAACGTCCAGGGGAACTCGATAAATGCAACTCGGCTGGATGCAGTCAACGTCAAGCCTGTACCTCCCGACTTGTAGTTCAATATTATCAGTTTACATTCTGGATCGTTCTGAAAGCGGTCTACCGCGTTCTGTTTTTGTACTGCATTGTCATCACCCGTAACAGTTACAGCATCGGGGAACTGGCTCTTCAACTCCATCACAACTTCTTTGAGATAGGCAAAAACAATCAGCTTCTCTCCACCGTCAATCACATCATGGATGAATTCGGAGAATACCTTAATCTTTCCTCTTGCAGATATAGATTTCAAAATTCCCATTTTCACCATAACTTCACCACGCATAGCCTTGGCAATCTTGTCATCATCTGCATTCTTGTAAGTACGGAGATATTGAATTAAGTCCTGTTCTGCCTTGTCATACTCCTTACGGTTGGTGATATCCACTTCAATGTACTGACGTGACTTATCCGGAAGCTGTGTCAATACCTTAGCCTTCTCTCTCCGGAAGAAACAAGTAGTTGATAATCTCCAGTTCAATTCCTTCACATTAGAGCTTTGCTTCGGACCGGCACAAAACTTTTCGACAAAATTCTTGTACCCTCCAAAATCTTCCAGACGGCCCATTATTTTCAGCTGCTGAATCAAATCCGTATTATTGTTAACCACCGGCGTACCGGTCAACTCTAACACATATTCTTTGCCCTTGCATATTCCTTCTAAAAACTTACTCTGTTGTGTTTTGCTAGACTTGCACTTGTGACTTTCATCTATCACTACCGACCTGAACAATGAGATACGAGGGTCAAACGTGATGGAGCGCATGGTAAAGCGTGAATCCTCTTTTATTCCCTGTACAAAGAACTTTTTCAGACTCTCGTAATTGGTTATGAAGATGTCACATAGAGCCGTGCCATCTGCCTTTTTCTGTTCATAAAACCGCTGCCAACTTGACTTATTATGATCATCCAATATGATTGCCTGCTTTCCGGCAAACTTCTTGAACTCACGTTGCCAGTTTATCTTCAAAGCTGCCGGACAAACAACAAGGCACGGATACGCCTTTGCTATCGTAACCGTGCCTATTGCCTGCAATGTCTTTCCCAGCCCCGGCTGATCACCGAAGATACATCGCTTGTGTTGCAAAGCGTAGGCGATGCCTTCCTTCTGATATTCGTAAGGCTCCAACAGAAGCCCGTGGGGAATGGTCAGTTTCGGAAGATCTGGAATGGTATAATCCGTTACAGCCTTAGTAGATACTGACCGCTGTATACGGCTACATATCCTCGCAGATACGGCCCACTCTCCCATCTTATCCACATACCATTTATCTTCAAGAGAAACTCTCCATGCACGTTCATTGGGTATATAAGCCGCTTTAGGATTCTTGGCAACACTCGGAATACGGTGGACCAGTTCTTTCAGCGTTGCATGATAAGGGAAAGCTATCTTATAGCAGTTCGGGGTTTGCGTTACACAAAATGGGTACAACATAGTATTATGATGCTAATTGTGTGGTCTTGTGACGGTTGGAACTTCTGGGCTTGATTTTCTTCCCATTCACTTCTATCGTCACTTTTGAATTGTCCATTATCTTTTGGAAGGCTTCAATGTCCGGACTAACCGGAGCCGCCGTCTGCGCTTCCGGTATCGCATCAGCCTGAATATCTACTACAGCCTGTTCTTCGAACGGAAGTTCCTGCTGTACCACCTTCCATTTCTTGTTGAAAATATACTCGTTCACTTCATAGCTGCACGACTCTATTGCCTGCTCCAGCTCAAACTGAAATGCATAGTCCTCGTTCTCATCCGTAAACTTAGTGAATGGTGCGTTCAGGTTCAGTACCTTGTTGCTTTTCAGGAACCGCTTTCCGGTCAGTGTGACTCCCCTGCTGTCACCGTCACCTCCCACCGTAAATCCAGTCACCTCAAGGATGCTGTCAATGTTCTCCGGCATATCCTCCAGGAACTCCTTTCCGTCTGCCTCCTTCTGTTCACAGAGAAAAGCCATGTGGGGAACCAGCGCCTTGAAAGCGTTTATCAAGTCATTCGTCACAAGGTTCTTACCTTCGACTGTAACCGTACCCGTTTCATCCATATAGGTCGCAACAAGGGTATTATCCTTCGTTACTTTTGCTTTTGTAATATTCATTTCGTTATCTCCTGTACTTATATTCGTTAATAAACTCTTGATAATACAAGTCATCCGGAAGAGGAAGCGATATTCCCAATTCAGTTGCCGCATCCGCCTTCACCTTGTTGAGAAAGTCAGTCATCTGCAAGGTATTCAGCCGTGATGTGCTTCCGGCAACTATCGTTTCTTTTCCGTTTATTACAGCCGTCCGGCGAAGGAAAAGACTGCAGTAGTAGTCATGCACGTCCTGCTTGTCCGTTCCAGTTTCCTGCTCGATGCAAGTAAACCAAAGCCACATCAAGGCATTCTGACTGATAGTTCGTGGCTCCGTATACCGTTCGATGACAACCTTGTAACGTCCGTTCCGAAGCTGGCTGCACATAAAGTCGAAAGGTTTGTCAATCCTCACCACGCCCTTTTCCTTCACTAGAATAGCTGTCTGACTCATTGTCCAAATATCTTTTTATCAGTGATTAATTCCTTATTCGCTTCCAGAAACTCAATGAAACGCTCTACATGGGCTGTGAGTAACTTTACGCTCTGCTCGTGATTGTAAGTATAGTATTCCGGATAGCGTGTCCCAGAAATGAGCGGAGTGCGGCTGGTACCGCCTTTGAGAACATAGGCCGTATACTCAAATGCGCTCACACTCTCCATCTGTCCTGAAGTTATCAGGCAGTAAGGATACACATGACGCTGCCATCCGTGCTCATACTTGCCGAAACTGTAGCTGCCTGTCGTCTTAATGTCATATACCACATCACGTTTCAATTCATCGATGAAGCCGTAAAGCTCCACATCGCCGTATCTGGTTGGTAGATTTGCAGATACATACAACTGACTTACTGCCCCATCGAAATACTTTGCCTGCTCAATAACCCATCTACGATCAAAGAGGAAATTCCGCATAGGTGCCAGATCTGTTTCTGGGAAAGTTACTTGTACAATGTTTGTTTCCTTATCTCCAATAATGGAATACGGAGCACGTTCACTTGGTATATGCGACTCGTTATGAATTACCATGTCCACAAGTGCATTAAAGGCCGTACCCTTGTCAGCTGCTTCACTGGCAAAGGGTACACGATTGATCGCGTCAATCAAAGACTGTTTCAATTCCGCTTCAACTTCTTCCGGAGAGCGCTTATACTCTCCGGTTTCATTGTCTATATTGAAGAAGCTTTCCACTTCTTCATCCACCCTCAGATAAGCTTCGAACTTATCCAGAAGTGAGGGATACATTCTATAATTAGGCTGCTTCATACTGCTTGCTGACTTTATTCAATTTCAATCCCAGTTCCTTGCATCGCTTGTTCAAAAGAACACCAGCCTGTATCTTACTGTCAAAAATGTGCTGCATACCTGCAAGAGATTTCGCCACATTGTTAGCCGACTCCACATCATTCACAAGTTCCACCTGCGCCTTGATGACTTCCATCAGGTCTTCATATTCGGAAGAAAGCTCCGTCTGTTTTTCCTGATACTTTGAATAAGTGTTGATAATATTCGTCATGAAGTTATTCTCTCCAATCAATTCTCCTTTGTCATTGAGAAGGGTTGGGATATCCATACGCTCTGGAAGGTTACAAGTGTTCTTCCCGTAGAACTTCTCGCAAGGATTGAAGGAGATGGTACGCTTCTTTCCGATAGCTTCCATATAACCCACCAAATCCAGCTCCTTAATCAAGTCACCGGCAGAAGAGCCACCGATTTCAGGACGGATTTGCTTTTCGTCTCCATTCTTTTCTTCTCGTTCATGGGCAACGAATATCACAGACTTGCCCATCAGGAAAACCTGATTGACAAAGTTGATAAACATGTTCTTCCGCAACCCGTAGCCTTGAAGAGAAAGCGTGCCGTCCGCTTTACGCATCTTAGGATTGTTCTGCATGATGTACTTATCCATAAAGGAAAGCATCTTACCTGCCGTATCAATCACGAACGTAGCGTAATCGGCAATCTCAGGAGACTGCATCACTTCATTGACTTCCTCCCATTTACTTATCTGTACCGTATCCACACGGTGCGCAGCGTTTACACGGTGTATGCCACCGTCAAAGTCCAGAAGAAGCGGGTGTGGAGCACTCAGTGCCAAAGTCGTTTTTCCCATACCAGGTTGTCCATAAATCATTGCTGACAAATTGGTTTTCACAATAAGCTCATTTGGTTTCTTAATCAATCCCATAATCAAAAATTTAAGTGGTTAATACTAATTTGATATCCTCAGCGGCCAGACCTCGGATATTGTGGGGCAGTCCGGAATCGAACCGGGAAGCCAATTCTGCCCCTTGTACCGCCCCAACTCGTGAAGCGGTCCATAGTTAAGTCTAAATGTTGTGATACTCCTTCTCTAAGGATTCGTGAAATAAGCCGGAATCGAACCGGCTACCTTGTAATTCAAGCTACAAGACCTTTTTTATATTTCTTAGCTTTACGGGGTACACGTTCCTTCTTTCTATTGCCAGCTGCTCTACAATACATTAATACATCTGAACTATTGTAATATTCCCTTCCATTCGAATAGCGTACCCGAACAGCTCCATTCTCCACCAATTCGATTAGCTTCTTCGGTCCACCCACAATCCTTTCAGATTTCCTCTTACTGAATTCCTCCATTTCCATTTGCTGAAGAATATTCTTCAACAAGATTGATGCAGTTCCGTCATTCAGCAATGTCGTTCGAAGTTCATTATTATGCTGATAAATCATAATCGTACTCATTAATGTTATTCCTTCTCACTCTAATCACACGGGTAACTCTGGCCCTTCCCTGCAGTCTTCCAACCCTACGCATATCAATGTGCATATCCATAGCGGCTATGACAAGGAACAGGATAGAGAAGAATAGTTCCAGACCATGTTTACGAATCTCCTTCAGGTCGAAGTTGATCTTCAGCTTTTCGCATAACATATACAAGACCAATTCTGTATCTTTACTGATACCCAGCTTTCTGTATATATCACGTTTCTGCGCCTTTATAGTCCATGTAGAGCGACCAAGACAATCTGCCACTTCTTTATCTGCAAGCCCTTTGCAATATTGCTCCGCAACAAGGTGCTCACGTTCTGACAAGGTATTCATGACACACGTTTTATCTTGAACTCGCCATTCTTACGATCAATCTCCCCTTCTCGTTTCCAGTCAGCCCCTACCACACACATTTCTAACCGAAGTCTGGAAATAGTTGTATTCACTGACGATATTGAGGAAATGGGAAATATCACGATTTGCCCGACCTTCATATTCCGTAAAGTCGATGCCCAATTTTCTGTAACCTTTACCATAGCCTTATTTTTTTGATTTTAAAATACTTTGAATCTGTTCACTGATTTCTTTATCGAAAGCCTCACGTCTGTCTAGCTCTCTTGAGCGGGCTGCCAGTATTGCATTAATATCTGCGAAATCATCACTGATGTTATCTATTGTTTCTTGCAGTTCTTTCATCATCCAATCTTTTTGCGATTAATAAACTTGTGATTATAAACCCGACGAATCCTATCCAGTACATAGCGGACAGGTCTTGATTAAAGTGCATTATCACTACGGATATAGCACAGAGAACTATTAGTTTTCGCATGGCTCTTCCGGTTTTTCGATTTTATAACCTTGTTTTCTCAAATACATTACTATGTCCTCCTCATTGATCTCTCTCAATGTTTCATCAATTCCAACATTCTGGATCAGATTACTTATGCCATAATAGGATATCGTATCTTCAATCGGTATCATCTTCAGCAATACCGAAGTTTCAATGTCTTTATATGCGTGCATAGTTATTGTTTTTAATTCAGTGCCCTGATAAGCTCTCTCTGCTCTTCCCACCGGAGTTATCAGCTACTGTTCTTCACTGCATGACCGTTCAGGACATATAACTTAATCTACCGCTGCTGCCTTATGCTCATATCATCGCAATCGGTTGCTTTCACGGCTTGTTCTTCGCCTCTGCTATGATGTATGTTTCGGTATTACCTCACTGCCATACTGCTTACGGCGCCAGCTACTTTTACGTGCCTGGAACACGACTTCATTTTTGAGGGTTAAGTCTCCCATCCCGAATTAGCTTATCATCGGTTTAGCTGGTTCCCTATCTCCACATTAAAGGGTAGGCTCTGGGCCAGATAGGGAGTTGTTATCCTGATCAATCTCCACAATATTTCGAACCTAAGTAACCAGAAGTGTTATCAGGATAGATGTCTTCAGCTTTTACTCCTGACCAATCGTAGGTAATCACTTTCTTGTTGGCTGATTTCAATCCTGAGAACGGCTCACTTTTAGCTGCCGCACTCATTGCAAACTGCATCTTTGCCATTCTCCATGTTGATTTAAGGACTTCACCGAAAGTCTTGCCTTTCTTTCTAGCAACATACTTATATGTTCTCCAAGCATCCTTCATTATCTGTTTTAAATCAAATCTTTTCATGGCGTTACCTCTTTTTAGTTATCACTTTTATTTGCTTCTCTCAGGTTTTTTCTGTTCCTTTGTTTATTGTTTATTGTTTGATGTTGCAAATATAAGAACTTTCTTATATATAAAGAAAAACTATATAAGAATTATCTTATATTTAACAAAAGTTATCACTTATGGATTCCTATTTGTACAGATATGATGTTAGAAGACTTGTCGAAAAATGCCAGAAGATGGATTTGATAGAGTTAATTGAATACTTAAAAGACGAAATCAAACTTTTATCACGCATAAAAGATAAGTCTGATGATATCCAACGATATAAAAGTCTTGCAGTAGAGCTTGAGACATTCATTACAGGTGAACCACGCTTGGTTGCAGACTATAACAAGGAGTACATCAAGGCTGTTATTCAGCACTTTGTTCTTGAGAATAAGATGAGCGAAGACCTTTTAAAATATCTTGAATAGATGTCTCTACACTCGTCAGCCTATTAAACAGTTCCTTCTCGTAATCATCCGTTACGAAAGGATTAGATAGGTTGGCAATAGTGACAACACTTGACCTAAGTTCTTCTAGAGACAATAATACTTGATGGGCTTTGAGAATTCTCGATTTGCGCATAACAATATAGATTTTGAAATTCAATACAAATATAAGAAACTTCTTATATGACAGGACAAGAAATTATAAATAAAGTTTTAGAAGAGTTGAATTTAAAAGCTCCAACATTTGCGGAAAGTATTGGAGTGAAATATCAGCGCATCTTTGACCTACAAAAAGGGAAAGTGAAAAAAATTTCTTCTTCCCTTGCCAATGACATAATAAGCAAATATGGACAATTCAATTTGACTTGGTTACTTACGGGAGAAGGTGAAATGCTGAACACGCCTAACCAACTATCAGACGAAGCATCCCTCATTGACGAACCAATCATATTACGTGTACCACTCGTGAGCCAATACGCACAAGCCGGATACCTCTGTGGATATGCAGATGCAGCATACATGGCGACTCTGCCTACCATCCCCTACATCGTAGACCATGAAGCACAAGGGCACTACGTTGCATTTGAAGTGAAAGGAGACAGTATGAACGATGGAACAGAGGATGCCATTCTGGAAGGTGACCGCCTGCTATGCCGGGAAATACAACCACACCTATGGGTGGATAGCAAATTACACATCAGGAAGTGGGACTTCGTTATCGTGCATACAGAAGGAATACTGGTAAAGCGTATCATTGATCATAACGTGGAAAATCACACTATCACGATCCACTCTTTGAACTCTATGTATCCGGATAAAGTCATCAACCTTGCCGACGTGAAGCAGATATTTAATGTTATTGAACTTCAAAGACCTAGAAGGAGATAAATTATGGACACAAAACAATATGAAAAAGTATTACTAGATATAAAGAATATTTTATCAAATGATTATTTCAAAATAGATATAAGAACAGAAAAAGAAAATTATAATATTTATACTCAGAAGAAAAGCGATAGCAATTTTGAATTTCAATTCAGCATACCTACAAACTTAATTAACAAAGAGTATTTAAAAAAGATTCTTGCCAACAAAAAATGCATTTCCTTTTTCGACTCAAAATTAAAAGAAATCCAAAAAAACAAATGAAAAAACTAACATCTATCACTGCAGTATTACTCTTTTTATTGGTAACATCATGCTCTGCACCTCAGAACGAGCAACTGGTAAAAGAATACACAAATACTATCGGTCAGAAAGCAAAAGTCTCTAATAATGTATATGATTGGGAAAAGATATCAGATAAACAAGCCGCACAGTTAGAAATTCGGCTTAAAGAAGCCACAGACAAGATTCTAGGATTTACCCCAACAGAAACACATAAAATGGAAGTAAGTTCAAGCACTGGTGACTTATATTCATCTTATGTCTGGGAAAACGAAAAAGTAAAAGTAAGCCTATGGGTTGATTACAAAAAAGGTGCAGAATCTATTCAGTTAGTTTACAAAGAAAAATGAAAAAGCAAAATATAATTTCATGGATAGCATTGGCTCTGTCAATCATTGCATGCATTATTACATGGGTCAGAGTTGATGTCTATTTTACAAATGATACTTTTGTCGGTATCATGGCAGGATTTATGGGAGCATGTGCTACAATAGTTGTTGGTGCACAAATTTATAATAGTATTGAAGCCAAACAATCTATAAAAGAGCTTCAAGAATTACACAAAAAACACATTCGAGAAATGAATGACAACATGAGAGAAACAGAAAATAGGTTGTCATGCGCTATTATAGTTTCACAAGCTACTTCAGTTTTTGATTACCAACCAATTACAGCATTTGTGTACTTACATAAAGGAATGGAATATGCATTAGAGTTAGAAGACCAACATTTAGTTGAAAATATTTTTTCCGATTTAAAAGAAAGCTATACTGCAATTTCTATGAATATTAACAAAACTGGTAATAGTTACATTGAACTAATCTCAAAAGAAAAAGAAGAAACAATAAAAGAATTTTACCGATTATCAATAAGAAAATCCTTACAAAATGAAATCTATGAAGATATAAAAGAAGAATATGAACAAATAATACCTATAATAAAAAACACTATAACAACAAAATTAGAGAACTATAAACGAGAAAAGGAAGCAACTAATACCAATTCCTAAGGAGATAAAAATAAATATACAGACACATATATGATAAATTTCCACATTATAAAATGCTCAAATAAATTCATCAATGAAAACCATTGCCAGCTCTCCCCGACCTGTAAGGGCTGGGGATGCCGGTTCCTGACAACACCCATCGAGGATATACCAGTAACAGACCAGGAAAAGGCCAAGCTATTCTCAAAGGTGTACAGGGAAGCAAAGCAAAAAGGAGTCCTGGAATGTCCCCACTATCGATCAATATTTATAGATGAGGTATTAAACTCCCTCACGTACTTAAATATTGACAAAAACTAGGTGATTTTTTCCGTTTTATTGTCGGACAACAATCCAAAAACGCTTCTATCAGCCAGATTATCAACTCATAAGACTATATTTATAAAGCTATGTCTAGTTTAGTTTTTGTGTTGTGATACTCCTGGCAATAGAGATTGCCGGGAGTATCTTTTTTATATCTGTATTTTATTTGAAATGCAGGAGAAAAGTAGTCATCCGCTGATCGCTGCGTGCAAGTGTCAGCGTACCGTTATGCAAACGCATAATCTGCCGGGAAAGACTCAGACCGATACCGGTGCCTTCCTGCTTGGTTGTATAGAACGGAACGAAAATTTCTTCCTGACTCTCCGCACTGATCGGCCGGCCATTGTTTGAAACAGCAATCTTTATCGTTTCGGCAAAATCAATTTCTGCCGTAATCTTTATTTTGGTTGCTCCAGCCTGCAAGGCATTTTTCACCAGATTGACAAAAACCTGCGACAACTGATTCTCATCAGCATACAAAAGGATGTCATCGGATTTCTCCTCATACAGAAAAACAGCCCCAGCCTGATGAACAGACTCCCGCGTAAGATGTTCCACCTTATCAATCAGTTCACGTACGAAAAAAGGTTTCTTGACAGGTGCTGAAACATGGGTCAGACTCCGGTACGTATTGACAAATTTAATCAAACCGTCAGACGAACTGGCTATGGTATCCAGTCCCAGTTTCAGTTCTTTCCAGTCGATCCGGTCTGACCGGTCCGTATCTCCCACTTCCTGCGAGAGAGTATGACTCAATGAAGCAATCGGAGTTACCGTATTCATAATCTCATGTGTAAGTACCCGGATCAGCCTGTTCCATGAAAGTTCTTCATTGTGTACCATCTCCCCCGTGATATCATTCAGAGCTATAATTTTCACCCGCTCCCCCTGAAGCAAAGCCTCTGATGCTGAAATAGACACTGCAATTTTTCCCTGTTCGTTATAAAACAGACTTCGCTGTTCGCTGTTGGTAGAGACTTTCCAGAAAGCATCTTCCAGTTCTGCACTTACAGACCGCAGCTGGCGAACATGGCTCAATGTAGCCAGCCCCAGCAGATTCAGGGCCGAAGAATTGCTGTAAACCACCTGCCCTTTCCGCTTCTCAGACAACTCCACCACAACAATTCCAGTATGTACCTGCTCCAGCATCCAACCATAATACTTTTCCTGTTCGGCTATTTCCTGACGCTCCCGGTCGTACAAAACATGAATCCGATTCAATGTCCGGTTAAAACGGCGATACCAGAACTTCTCTTCGCTGAAATGAAAATTCGTCTCCTTGTCTTCCAAAGCATCCAGCATATAATTCAGTTTACGATAAATCCTCCGGAGAAAATAAGCTCTGGAAACTATAGCCGAAACCACAGCGACGGCCAGAAGAATAAGTATAAGTGTCGGACTATTCAT